CATCAATACGTGGTGAGGTTGGTAGGCTTACTTCTGTGCCATCGTTCGAATACACGACCCCACAAGCTATCTGTATGAGCTTGCCCATCTTTACTGCTTCATTAACTGCGGTAATCTCACCTTCTTCTGCTTCTGTACGTAGCTTAGTAACCATATCTTTATATGCTTTGTTCTGTTCGGTTGTTAGCTGTACAGACCGTGTTTCAAACATAACTGGTGGTAAGTCTAAGCATTCGTCGCGTGTAAATCTAACTGCTGGTTGCATGACGCTACGAACAATTTCTGTTGCTTCGGGCCGAGCTATCCATTGGAACTGTGTAAGCTGTTTCATTACTTGGGTTTTAAACCTACCAAAATATGGTGGTACGGAGTCAGGAGACACTAGTCTGCACTGCGCCCAAGCATCTGTAGGATTATTTGGTGTGGGCGTTCCCGTCATAGCCCAACATGCACGTGGTTCTATGTGACGATTAACTACTGTGTTGATAGCTTTCCACTTCGTCGTTCCCGCGTTGCGGGCACACTGGGCGACTTCGTCGACAATTATTAAGTCAATATCGCGTCGGTGTTTTATATAGGGTTCAATAATTTTTACCCCATCATGATTGATAATATAAATATCGTAGTCTTGTTCGAGTAGCTGTAATCGTTTCTTACGAGTGCCGTGCAGTACGCCAAACGTTAAGTGCGGAAAATGATTAAAGAGTTCGTCGGCCCACGTACGTTCCAGCGTAGACAAGGGAGAAACTACTAACGCCTTATTGAGTTGACCGACGCTCTTCAGATAGTCGTACGCCCAGAGAGACGCTAACGACTTGCCTGTACCAAGTTCGCTTAGATTAAAGGCGCGTTTGTGTGTTGACAAAAATGCAGCCGCCTCTTTTTGCGCTTGGAATGGTGTGTATTGTCCTGACCACTCGTAGTAAGTTCGTATCGGCGCAGGGGCATTGAAGCCCAAATGCCGTAGTGCAACTGTCTCACGTGTCTTGTGAGGAACTGCTATAAGAGGTTTGCCTTTTACTTTAAACTGTTTTGCAGAAGGTAGTACGTTTAGAATACGATCAGGGTTTTTTGTCTTTAGTATAAGTGCTTGTTTGTCCTCCCATACCAACATGCTTTATCCTTTCTTTGTGTACATGGATGGACGATTTTTACGCCATCCTTTATTTACCTTTGCGCTTATTACTCGTGTGTTTGATTTTGCTGTGCTTCCCCCTGCATCAAGAGGAACTTTGTGATCTATATGTTTGCCGTCACCTTTTGTGACACGTCCGTCGCGTAGTGCCTGCCGCCTGGCCTTGTTGTTGACGACGCGCTTCTTTTGAACGCTTGGTTTTTTATTGTATTTGGCTTTTGTGGCTAATGCTTTTTTTGATGTTTTCGTCATCTAGCTTTCTCCATTATTTCTTTGACTTGTTCTACACAGTCTACCACATGTGCTAACCCGTTAGCACGTGTTATCTCCTCAATTTCGCGTTGTTGATTTGGTGTGACGTTGTTGATCTTGCCGGGAGCTTTTGTTTCGAACGCGAGAAACTTGCCATTAAAACACACAAGTATGTCAGGACAGCCAGACCTACCCATGCCATTAGATACAGGCATGTAATACCAAGCACCAATAGACTTGAGATATTCTTTAACCTTCTTCTTTACTTTGCCCTCTGGCGTCGTAGCCATCTTCTTCCTCTAATTTTTGTTCTAGCCGCATTAACAATTCGTTTTCAAGAATCGTAACTTGCTCTTTAGCTCTTCCCCAAGAGAGCAATTCTTTGTCTGTCATGTTCATTACGTTTGTCATATTCGTTACATTTGTCATTGTGCCCTCTCATGGTTGACCAGAGAATTCACATAAAGAGCGTCCGACCGGACACCAATTTTTACAAAGACCTGATGGTTTTGGTAGCCATTTGTCGTTGTCGTACGAGTGCGCAAGACGAGACAAACGCGGTAGAAATTCATTCCAAATATCCGTTAACTGTTCACGTGTGAACTCCTGCTTATCAAATTTTTTAGGTTTCAACCAAATAAAACCTGTTGTTACGTTACGTATCCAAGGGAAAACTGCGAAGGCTAAAGCTGCAAATAACTTGAGTTGGTCGTTGTCAGGACGGTGTTTGCCAGTCTTCCAGTCTAGTAGGTAAGCAGTATCAGATCCGACTACACCAATATCAATTATACCACGTACCCATACGTCTTTTGCCATCCATGTCGTACGACGAAAGTTTTTTGTAAGGGAAACACGTTCTTCTACAATACGTTTACCTTCAATCTTTTGAATCTTACGTACGTATCTGCCATACTCTTCCATTGTTTCGGGCAATGGTTTTTGACCTTTAGCAAATAGTTCAAGAGCTTTGTGTACTTCATTACCCCATACAGTAGCTTCAGTCTGTTTCTCAATAACTTGTTTTGTCACTCGAGTAAGTTGGTAACGTTTTGGACAAGTTTCATATGAGGTAAGAGCCGAATAACTCCAAGGGTTTTTTAATTCCACGGTGGTATGTTCCTTCCTTCATATATTTCAGTGTCTATAATGTTCCAAAATTCAATAAGAGCATCTTTTCTAATCTCGGTATCTAATCTATCGGATTTATATTTGGCTCTAAACCCATCTAGAAAATCTAACCTTTTGCTTGCCCATTTGTGTTCCAAATCAGAAATCCATTGTAGGCGAGAATGGTAGTCAGTTTCTCCATATAGTTCGTGCGCTTTTGCACAAGCTCTCGACGCTCGATCACGACGTATTGCCTGAACGTGTCGACCATTTACTTTTCTATATACCTTTTGAATATCTCCCCATGTCTTGTCACCTTTACTGAAATTGTCACGTAACATAACAATGTAATCTAAGAACTCTTCCATATCTTTAAGCGTATCAATAACAGGCGCTAAAAATTCATGCGCTCTCGGCAGAGCGTACATGTCGGGGTCTGCTTTTTTGGTCTGCATATGCTTATCTGCTATTTCTATCCATTTTTTAATTGATGTGGGCGTTCTTAGAAGTTTTTCTGTGCAACTATTTAAATCCATTTGGCTTATCCTTTCGGACGAAGAGCTACTTTGAATCACAAAATTATTCATATTTAATCCTAACTACTCGACGTCGATAATACATTTGTACTACTAAATATGTTATATATTACCGACATAGGCGGTGCTTGCTCGTTTATTGCTCGTTTTACATGAGCTTTACGCAGTGCATGTTCTGCACCTTTTCTACTTTGTAAATAAATGTTCTGCACCTTTTTTGCTTTTTAATTAAAACATTGTAACTATATATGCACACACGTAAACACATTACAAGGTTTATTTTGCGTCACCGTAGTTATCAGCGATATCACCTTCAGACCATGTAACCAACTCAGGCCACCACTCTGGTGGGGTTCGCATTATTGACTGCACGTCGTCCAGTACTCCTGGGGCCGCATCTTCGTCGACGACGTATACGAGCTCATCATGTACCATCAATGCAGGGTTCAAGCCAAGTTCGCGTTGTACAGTTAGTGCGTTGTCAGCAATTACGCAACGCGCGAGATGCTGAACGATGTTCTCGTCGATCTTACCTGCATATATTCTAGCTTTATTACGACCATGTCCGTACCACCATTCCTGTTGGTTCGTTTCATCATCATACTCTATACGTAAGTCAGGATATCGTATCATTCCTTTAGGTGTTTTTAGTCCACCTTCTACTGGTGTTATAAACCCCCAAGGATCAACTGATGCTCCCTCTGCACCACGTATAATTGTAGGTAACGCTTTATGACATGTACGCCAACCAGTACAAATTTCATTGTACTCATATCGCCACCTATCAACTATATCTCGGCTCTCATCTTCAGTGATGTCTACACCCCCCATAAGCTTTGCAACCTTCTGAAACGTGACATGCCCTGCACCAAACCCTAGCCCTAGATGTGCTACTTTACCCACTTGTCGTTGTTGTTTAGATACATCATCTGGTGATATTTCGTACAGCTTACTTGCAAAGTCTCTATACAAGTCAGCCTTTTCGGGGTCATTTTGATACATCTTCATACTAGATGGTACTTGCCATAAGAAATGGTTGACGCGTAGCTCGATGCCGCTCAGGTCAGCGACGACGATCTTCTTGCCGGATGGTGCTATCAACGACGACCTCAACGCATCAGATGGTTTTGGGTCATACGGATTTATACGTGGCAAATTCTGTGGGTTATACCCCCAACCTGACCATCTACCAGTTGTATCAGCACCGTAATACTTCAGTGGTATTGGTACTTTCTTTTCAGGGTGTGCGTTGGTTGCATCCATAAATGCTTGAATACGTGTTTGTAAGATAGTGGACTTCGCGTCGAGACGTGCTGCAGCAGCTGTAGCGACGAGAGCGTTCTGGTGTCCTTGGAGGGAAAGGAATCCTTCATCCGTCTTCGCTAACGCGGGAATTTCCTTACCAGTTGTAGGCGAAATTTTAGTCGGAACGTCGACCCTTAAGGCCTCCAAGAACAGTGCAAATTTATTAGCGGAGGATAAAACTGTCAAGCATTCTTGAGCCGATTCCTCGTCAGACATGCGTTCTGTTTTGATACCCATGACCTCGGAAGCTTCTACTAATAGCGCCTGCTTTCTCGCGCTTTCATCTGCTAACGTGTTAACCAATAATTCCATATTGATATTAAATTGTGGCTCTACAAGCATACGGATTGTCATATCGATAAGTCTGACTTCGTCTTTGCGTGTGCGAGTGATGAGTCGTGCAAGAAGCCCGTAGCACTGATCGACGTCGTCAGCGTTGTATTTCTGCATCTCAACAACCTCTTGCTCAGTAAAATCACACAGTCGTTTGCCTTTAGTTGCAACTAACGCAGATTGATCTTTCACCCCCAACTTGTAATGCTCGACAAGTTTTGCCAATGATAACCCCACGTCTTTTGCGTGGATAGGTCTAGCCATTGCGAGTGTACAACCCCACAACTTTGGTTTGATACCAAGCCGCCAAGATAAGATCATAGCATCGAACCCTGACATGTTGTGTCCGACTAACCAATACTCTGACCAATCTGTGTTGTCGCAGATGTCACGCACCTGCTGCTCCCCGAACGCGACGACAGTCGGTTCGTTACCAAACTTAAAGGCACAAGAGATTATCTCTGTGTCGGGGTGCATACAGTATGCAATAGGTGACATCTTGGTAAGCGAGTGACCAACTGCCCAATAGGTTTCTAGGTCAACTATCGCTATCTTCATGTTTTACCTTCTTTCTAGTGTTTGCACCAAACCTTAGTATTCGTTCTTTTTGAGATGGTTCTAACTCTTTTACCTCACACTCGTAAGCGATACCCATGTACGCCATCGTATCGATGTAGTGATCTTTCTTGAGTGGGCTTGTACGCTTACGAGCAAGTTTAGTTGCTACGTGGAGTATGGGGACGTCTGATGGTTTAAGCTGATGACCAGTTATTGCGTTAAATATATCTGCAATATGGGTCATGTTATCAACAGGGTCACCATACTCTTTATTACGATCTTGTGATGTCAAAGCTGATGCTTCGGATAGCAAGTCAAGACGATTAGCTTTCTTCTTCATGATCACAGTCCTATGTAAAGCCATGCACCGACTACAACTGCGATGCCTATAACTACTGCGAACTGCCACGCCCTATCTGTCCACACGTTAACAGTGTCACGAATAGGAGCATTTGCTATCGCTCTATCAAAATCAGTAAACATTGATGTAGCTTTCTCTGCTTTTGCTTTGGCTTCAGCTTCAAACACTTCACGAGGTGTACCGATAGTAGACTTTAAGTGATGCACATAATTAGCAGTACACCCTACTTTTTCAGCAACTTCTTTTGGCGTCGCTAAAGGGTTAGCAATTAGATGTTTCCACACTTTTTCTTTTTTAGACATTTTATATCTAGCCATATTACTCTCCTATTATTAGGGATTTAAGTTTCTGCATATCAGGATTTCTACGCATTTTACGTAGAGCACGAGCTTCCAACTGGCGAACACGTTCTCTGCTTATCTTCCAGAGTTGACCAATCTGATGTAGCGTCCAACCTTGTCCATCAGGCATATCAACGCCAAAACGCATTTTCATTATAATGATCTCGCGTTCGGTAAGATTAGCTGATGGATCACGGTTAGTAAGTCTACCTATCTGAATTTCCTTTTCTGTTTCGTCAGGAAAAAGATCAAACTCATACTGTTCGGGTTGTATGAAGTTATCTTTCATGTCTAGCTCGACGCAATCTGGTGGGCAACAGCGGCACTCGTCAACGCATCACGGTCAATACCCAACTCCTCAACCGTAGTCTTTTCTGGTCGTGACGTAGTCTTGCCCCGTGGTGGAGACACAGCATGTAGCTTTTCAATATATTCTGTAGGTACGTAATGCTCGATCTCAGGCATCTCTTTGATAGCCGTATTCAAAGACGCGTGTTGTTGAATGAAAGACTTAAGTTGGCTCTCAACCTTGTCGAACTTATCTGCAATAGATTTTTTGATAGACTCGTTAGACTTGCCACCTTTAAACCAAGCTAAAAGTACTGGAGGAAAGTCAACTTCGTGCAACTCCATTTTACCAGTGTTACCGTAGTAGGAATTCCCAGCACCAGCATGCTCAGGTGATAGCGTGAAAAACACGTCACTAAGATTTTGCAAGCGAATAGATACGTCGGCACTGTCAGGGCAACTCTCAGGTGCGATGATCTTGAGTTCAATTTCTTTTGTCCTCAAACCATCAAGCCAATTTTTTGGCATTTGTTGCTTTAGTTGTGGTGCATCTTTCCAAGATACATCTTCAATACAATTACGTATCGCTTGGTATTCTGCACTATCGTCAGTCAAAGTCTTACCCGAATAGGGTTCTTGTGCTTTGCGTGACATCTCTTTTACTTTTTGTAGTATCTCACTCACAAGGGTATCGGTTTTTCTTACATAAGCCATGTGTTTCTCCTTTGTTGGCTAGGGTTACGCATCAACATCAAACTCAACGACAACACCCCAATCGAAATTGGTACAGTCTGTTGTCAGCCAAATTGTGTCGTGCTTAGAAGTGAAGTCGCTCTGGTCGCCATATCCGTCAGTGAGGTAGACGACGACTTCGGGGTCTAGGTTGTGTTCATTGATGTAGTCGAACACTGGTTCGAACGCTGTGCCACCACCACCATGTGGGGTAAGCGTAATCGGAAGTTCGTCAGGTTCGTAGGTGTCAACGTGGTTGACTTCCGCATCACAGTAGACAACGGTCACTGTCTCAGGGCAACACTGTTCGATTATCCTGTTAACGTGTCCACCAAATACATTTAGTTCATTTTGTCCAATAGAACCTGACGTGTCGACGCCGATGACTACCGGGCCCATACGCGGTGCGTAGTCGACGCCTGGGAGGTAGATGCCACGACCGACGAACCTACGATTGGGTCGTTTCCAAGACCAACCATCTTTGATCTTGCCAGTCATGTATCGCTCAAGAATATCGTACCAAGGTGTTTTTACGTTGACCAACTCGTCTACCATTCTCTCAAGAGAGGCAGGCAACTTACCCTTTTGCTTGGCAAGCTTGGACGATTGTATCGCTTCGATCTTGGCTTTGGCTTCGATCTCCTTGATCTTGCTTTCGTCGAGTGGTTGCCCCGTGCTGTCTACGGGGTCGCCGACATCAAGACCGATGCCACCTTCGCCACCCCCACCGTCGTTGCCTTCAGGCGGAGGATCTGCATACAACTCTTCGGTAGCCTTGTCTCTAGCACCGTCAAAGTAACAGCCACCCTCAATGAAGTCGCCGACTTTTGAATCGATGAGCGTGTCGTTGATGACCCAGTCAGCGGCTATGTTCCACATCTTGGGATCACGTGCGCCACGCCTTGTTGAGTGGCACAGCATGTAGTGCATGGCTTCATGAGCCAAAAGAAAGATCACATTCTTGACCGTTAGTGGTGCAAGAAAATGTGGGTTCAAACGCATCTGACCAACAGCGTCCATAGATGCCGTCGGTGTGTTGTAGTCGTAGATAAGATCGCGTTTGCTTACAGCCATACCAAAGAATGGGTGATCAAGTACCAAACGAGCTTTGGCTTTGACGACCTTGTCTTTGATTGTACTCAGTTCGTGAGCACTTAGTGATTGTGGTGCTTGGTCAAGCATTACATTCCTCCTTGGAGTTAACACGTTAACATGTGATTAAGAAAAGGCATATTCCTTTTCCCATTGTTTGAGTATGCCCTCAGCCTCTATCCGAGCCGACTTACCTCTGCGTTTTTCTATTACATCTAACGCTTGGTCGTTTGTCATTTCTTCAAGAAGCTGATGTAGGACACCTTCGATTTCAAGAAGGTAGTTTTTGTAATCACTCATTACACAATACCTTCCATTCTTTTCATCAGTGCTTCGATGTCGTTCTTAGCCTGCGTTCTAGCATTTGGTGAGTGTCGTATGATCTCCTTGCCGCTCGCAAGCTTCGACGCGAGTGTGCTCA